CGCATGATGATCTCCTTCGCCTGCTCGATGATTGAGCTTGCAAGGAGGTCGCGCAGGCGGTTAGCGAACTCCGCCATGGCCTCGTCTTCGGGGTGCTTCTCGGCGATCTCCGCCAGCGCCAACTGAGAGTTGTTGATGTTGATCTGGTGATGCATGACCTCACGCTGACGGTGCTCGTAGGCGTCAGTGAGGATTTTGATGCGTTCTTCGTTGAGGTCGATCATGCGTTGTGCTCCATTAGATGAACGCTACGCCGTTGCCAGTGCTAGCTGGCAGAGTAGCTGGATTGGTGAACTTAGTACCGAAGCCAGAGCCAGACCACGGGTAGGCGGTAACAAAAGGTGTTGTGCTGTGCGCCACGGCTATGGCATCCCCAGCGGGTGTGAAGGCTACGTCTTGGCCATTGCCCGTAGGCAGTGTAGCGGGGTTAGTAAACTTAGTGCCAAAGCCAGAGCCAGACCAAGGGTAGGTTGAGATGAAGGGCGTTGTGTTGTGCGCCACTGCGATAGCGTTACCTGCTGGGCTGAATGCTACGCCCGTGCCAACGCCAGTCGGCAACGTAGCCGGATCAGCAAACTTTGTACCAAAACCGGAGCCGCTCCAAGGGTATGCCGTGACAAAAGGTGTCACGTTGTGCGCTACGGCGATGGCATCTCCTGCTGGACTGAACGCTACTGAAAAACTCTGCCCTGAGGGCAGCGTACCGGGGTCTGTAAACTTTGTCCCAAAGCCTGAGCCGCTCCAAGAATAAACTGTAACTCGCGGCGATGTTGATCCTTGGGCTACTGCAAGCGCGTTCCCCGATGGGCTAAAAGCAACGCCTTCACCATCGTTCGTAGGTAACGTAGCCGGATTAGTAAACTTTGTGCCGAACCCGGAACCGGACCACGGATACGCAGAAATAAAAGGCGACGTTTGATGGCCAACAGCAATGGCGTTACCAGACGGGCTGAACGCAACCGCGACGCTAGTCCCAGCAGGCAGTGTGGCGGGATCGGCAAACTTCGCGCCGAAGCCACTGCCACTCCAAGGGTAGGCGGTGATAAACGGAGAGGTAACGTGCGCCACCGCAACAGCATTGCCAGAAGAAGTAAAAGCTACGTCTTGGCCGTTTCCCGTAGGTAGTGTAGCAGGGTCAGCAAACTTAGTGCCAAAGCCGGAGCCGCTCCAAGGGTAGGCGGTAACAAAGGGTGTTGTGGTGTGCGCCACGGCGATGTACTGCGGCACGACAGGCGTAACACTATTACTCGCCCCGCTCACAGGCGAGGGGCCGTAGCTGTTCAAGGCAAAGACGTTAAACGTGTAGCTGGTGCCATTGGTCAGGCCGGAGAACGTCAGGGGTGACGCGGATGCAGTCGCGGCGACGTTGTCTGGGGTGCTGCGCCCGGTGTAGCCGGTGATCGCCGATCCGCCGACGTTCGCAGGCGCAGTAAACGTCACGGTCGCGGAGGCGTTACCGCCCGTAGCCGTGCCAATCGTCGGCGCGTTCGGAGCCTGAAGCGGGTTGAACCCTACGCCGAGGATGCCGCCCTGAAATTTGCTGAGTGGCATCTACGCCGTCCTTAGCTAAGTTCTTCGTAGCTAACCACAAATGTAATGTCGCTGGCTGTGCCCACGGTCACCGCGAGGGAGGTGTTTTCCTCAAGGTAAATCTGCGTGGTCTTGTCGATGATGATAAGCGAGGCGTCAGCCGGGACTGAGATGGTCGAAGCAATCGGGAAGGCCGTGCCGCCAGAGGGGGCTGACCCCTGAGCAACACCGCCGTTGGTGTAATAAGACACCGTGCAGTCTGCCGCGTTCGTGCCGTCCACGTTAGCCGCGACAAGCGAATTGACCTTGAGGACCTTACCACTTGACGCAGCGTTCTGGAGGAGGACCACAGCCGTAGTGCCTGACGGCGTAAAGTACGTCGTTTTGCCTGTAGCAGTCGTAAGACTGAGGATATTCGGAGCCGCCATAGTCCAGTCCTTATAGCCCGTAGATGAAGTTAATACCGGTGGCTCGTGCTTGAGTTACACCAGCAGCAGGTGGCGCTTGCGACACCCACGCCGATCCGTTCGACGTTAGCACATTACTGGCCGTACCGGGAGATACAGATGACACCGCAGAGGTGCCATTACCCACCAAAACAGCGCCAGTGCTAAACGTTGTAGCGCCCGTGCCGCCGTTGGCGACCGGAAGAGTGCCCGTAACCGTTGCAGAAGCAAGGTCAACGCTCAGCGTACCGCCAAGGGTAAGGTTGCCCGTAGAAGTGACCGTGCCTGTAAGGGTGATCCCACTAACCGTGCCAGTACCACCGACGCTGGTTACCGTGCCAACAAACTGGTCGTTGGAGGTAATGTTGAAGTTAGGGTAGCTACCCGTGATAACGGTAGTGCCGCCGCCAGTGAGGCTGACGACCTGATCTGGTGCGGTGTTGGTAACCGTGATGGACCCTGCGCCGTTGGAGACGCTGATGCTCGTACCGGCAGTCAGGGTGGCCTTGACCAACTCACCATCTGAGGTGCGCCCAACCAGTAACTGGCCGTCCGTGTAGGACGTCTGCCCCGTACCACCAGCAGCAACGGGGAGCGTACCAGTCGTCAGTGTCGTGGTACCAGACGAGAAGAGCGCGCGGTTAGCCGCTGTAAACGTCGTCAGACCTGTACCGCCTAGCGTCGTAGCTACAGGTGAGGTGAGGCTGAACTGCGTGCCAGTGAGCGTCAGGCCGGTGCCAGCCGAGTAAATCTGCGCGTCAGAGATTTGAACAAACGTGATGTTTGTCGTGCCAAACGTAATCGTACCCGGAGTGTTGCAGGTGTAGGTCCCACCTGCGCCGGTCGTGCCTTGTTGGACAAACACGGTCGAGCCTTCGCTCAAACCGGCTGGGCTAGCGCTGACAAAAGTGTCCGCGTCACTGGAGCGCGTCAGTACCCAGTTGGTCGAGACAGAACCTACGCTTGTCACAACGTAGATGCCGTTCTGCGTCTGTGTCGTCTGCTGGTAAATTAAAACGCGGTCAGCGACACTGAGCGTCACACCATCAATAACCAGCGCAGCTTGAGTGCCAGCATTGGTTAGGGTAGCGCCAACTCCGGCAGTGCCGTTGCTGTACGTCGCGTTCAGGTTGGCCGGTGACTCGACCCGTACCGGCTGGTGGAAGTGAATACCGGTTGAGGCTACTGTATCTACATACTGCTTGGTTGCCGCTTGCAGCGCCAGCGTCGGGTCTTGAGTCAGCGTAACCGAGGTCAGACCAGCAAGAGTTGTAGATGTAGCGCCGAGGGCCACGGCTGTGCTGCCGATGGTAACCGAACTATTGCTCAGCGCAGCGTTAGGGATTGCAGTGAAGTTCGTACCTGTAAGCGTCGGGGTCGTGGAGAACGTCGGTGGGTTACCGCCAACAAGGACACCAGAAGCCGATGCAAGGAACGCCGTGGTGTTAGCCGCCGTCTGGTAAGGGACAGAGCCCGCAGCGCCAGCAGCTAGGTTAGTAGCCCGCGTAGCCGTCGTTGCGTTGCCGGTGATGTCGATGTTGACGTTACCAGTCGCGTCCTCATTGACTGACTTTTCAGCCGGGTAGGTGACGAAGACGTCTTTAGTGCCCGCCGAGAAGTTGACGAGGCTGCCGCTGTTGCTCGAAGAGAGCACCGTATCGCGGTTGAGCGTAGGACCGGCGCTGTTATATGTGCCGATACCGACTTCAAACTGACTGCCACCTGAGATGGTGTAGTAGGTGGTATTGCCGTTACCGATAGCCGCGCCGAACGACTGAAAGCCAGCGGGAGGCGAGCCACTAAGCGTGACTGACCCAGTGCCGGTCGTAGTGGTCGTATCTTTTACGCGATCTGCGAGAACGAGAGCCATCTACTACCTCACATCAGGTTGCGAAGCTTGTAGATCGTAGTGAGATAAACTTCCGTCACCCCGTCAACGAGGTTGGCTACCGCCCGGTTGCCCTTGCAGATAACCTCATGGTTTTTCTCGATCCACGCAGCGTCTTCGATCAAAATAAGCAGGATGTCATCCGCCTTGGTCTTGGGGGCTTTGATGCCCCCCACCAGTTCAAATGCACCCTGATACGCCTCGACGAGCTTGTCGATGGCGTCGATCACCTCATCGTAGAACTTGCCGAGTGCTTCATGCCGCGCAAACGCACCGACCCCATTGGCAGTCCAATGTTCGAAATGCGCCACGTTGCGAGCATAAAACACTCGGCTGATAAGTTCTTCGATCATTAAGCGATCCGAATGATGGCCGTGGTGTTAGTGGCGGTCGGGAAGATGATGGTGAAGTCACCGTTCGTCGCCGTCTTGTCCGAACCAAAATCCAGCACCGCAACCGAGGCGTTCGTCAGCGCCGTGTTGGCGTTCGAGTTAGCCGAAGGCGTGGTGTTATAGATCAGCGCGCCGCGAGCCGTGATGGTCGCGTTAGCGAAGGTAAGGTCACCGAAGTCAACAAAGCCCGTACCCGTTTCCGAGTTCGTATTGACTGCCGTCACACCGAGGTTGGTCAGCGAGCCGCCGCCAGCGGTGTAGTTGGTGCCCGACGACGAAACTTCGTTCGATGAGGTGTACGTCGTGGTGTTCGCATCAAGCGAAGCAGTGGACGAGTACAGCGCCAACTTAAAGACGTCCGCACCTGTGTCGCCCGAGGGGCGGAAGTCGTGCACAGCCAGCATAAGCTGAGCCTTGAAGCTGGTGCACATTGCCTGCGTAATAGCCAATGTAGGTCTCCTTAACTGTCTAAGATGGGGATGAACTCTGAGTGCCCGGCCTTGTGAAATTTGTTCACCAGAGTCACGTTATGGGACCGGACAGCCTCGTGCATATAATAGACGAGCACTTGGCGGATGGAGTCCTTGAACGCCTCCGCTTGGTCCCTGATAGCCGGGTGTGCGTTGCCCCCAACATAGATGATCTTGTCGAGAGCACGTTCAGCAATCTCTTCGGGCGTGAAGCCACGGCCTTGCGTGGTCATCACCATCACGTCGCCGCCCAGCATTGTTCCTACGGAGTCAATCATATCACCTCACCGGGTAGCGCACTTGGGGCGTGCGATACATATCCTGACGATTCTTCCCTTCGCCAAGCTGCTTGAGCATAGCCAATGCTTCGTCGTACCGCTTCTGGTATCCGGCGATTACATCAGCTTCACCCTTCATGAACGTATACGCTTCTAGCAGCGCGCCGTAAAGAAGCACGGACTCGAAGTTGTCGCCAAGCCACGACGTACCCGCCTCTGTGATGGACTGCGGGTAGTAGAAATAATGCAGCTCAAACTGGTAGTTCAGGTCTGGCGTGGGTCCGAGGATGTAGGAATCCACATCAAAGAACGCGTAATAGAGCGGCTTATCGGTATCGGTAGGCGACGGATAGGCAGCCCGGATATAGCTAACGTCCTTGTTCAGCAGATACTCGTAATCACCCGTGACCGGGTCAATCACCGCCAGAGAGAAGTTGGACAGCCAGTCCGAGGGGACCGAGAGATACTTGTTGCTCGCCGTGCAGTTGCCCGTCACGTTCTTGCGTAGGTCCAGAAGCTGGACCGTGTTGAAGATACGCTCTTCGGCGTTGACAATGAACGTATTAATTTGCTCAGTCGAAGTGAGTCCGCCCGACCCCACCGTGTCCGGGAAGTCGTTTTCGGTGTAACCCTTAATGGTTTCGACAAGCTGAGCGTAGTTCATTAGCCAAGCTTCTTGCTGCTATGCGTACCTTTGGTAGCCGCACCGGTCCCGCGCGTCTTCACGGTCTGGGTGTTAGGTACGTTGTTCGGGTAGCCGCTGTTGCCCAGCGGGTTATGCGCTGGCTTGGGCTGATTGACGTTATCCATTTTTATCGACCTTTCCCATATCCTTGATCGGCTTCTTGCCGCTCTTCTGGTTCGCAACCTTAGCAAGGTTACGTCCGAGCTTCAGCATCTGGTCGTTAGTCTTACCACCCTTAGCCATATCAATTCTCCGTCGTCTGAATAGTCACGGTACCGACCTGACCACTGCCTGCCAATGTATCAGGAAGACCCCACAAACCCAAGGGATTTTGAAAACCCACAGGGTTCCACCCCCAGTGAATGATTCGGCTACCTTGCGAAGGGGTACCGAACGCGTCAGTATCCTCGGTCGGTTGTGTAACTGGCTGAGTGCGTAACCCCGTCAAACCGGCTTGCCGGTAGGTCGTATCGGGGCGCGGGTTGCGCAGCGCCTGTGGGTCATCCACCGGGTACATACCCAGTTGAAGCTGCGGCTGATCGGGTTCCCAGCAGGTGGGGCACACAAGGATGTTGACGTTCTTCGTCTTGATGACGAGCGACCTCAGTTCCTTCAGCTTATAGCGAAAGCCACAGCGGTCACACTGCGAAATCGCGTACTTACCAGAGGCGAACCGGTTA